GATTTAAAAGAAAAAATAAATGAACCAATTAACTTATTCTATAATAATAGAGCATCCTTGGTGTTTAACGCAATTGAACGGAATGGTTTACGAATACAAAGAGAAAAATTCAAAGACCACTTCTATCATGTTGATGCCGACTACGTATATAGTCAATACAACTTTAAGACTACAACAAGAAGACCAGCCAACAGATTTGGAGGTGTAAATTATGCTGCTCTAAATAAGGAGAACGGAAGTAGAGAAGCATTTATTCCTAGAAATGATAAATTAGTAGAAATAGACTTATCAGCATTCCATCCTACCTTAATTAGTAAACTTATGGGTTATGATTTTAGAGATAAAAATATATATCATGAAATTGAAGAAGAATGTAATGTAAGTTATGATGATGCCAAAAAGATAGTATTTAAAAACCTTAATGGTAATATTTTTGAAGAATATAAAAATGTAGAATTTTTTTCACGTCTTCAACACTTTAAAGATAAATTATGGGAACAATTTCAGAATGAAGGATTTATCGAAGATAAAACAAGTATGTGGAAATTTTATAGGGATAAATTGGAAAATATGAATCCAAATAAGTTACTGAACTATCTACTTCAGACGACTGAAACTTCAACAAATATTAACATTATATGGGATATGTTAAAAATTTTAAGAGGTAAAAATACAAAACTAATACTTTTTACTTATGATGCCTTTTTATTAGATTTGGATGAAGATGAAGAAGATTTGATAGATAAAATATTGGAAATATTTAAAATATATAAATTCGATGTTAAAATTAAAACAGGTTACAATTATAACAATTTAAAATAAAATTTATGAATCAAAACTCGATTTTTGATAGTTCTATTAATATGTATGGTACGACATATGATTATGACTTATACGACCCCAATATGAACATTCAAAACAAATTGTTTTGTACTTTTACTAAAGTAGATAAAATAGAGGATTTAATAGAATCAATCCAAAGTAAATATAACGTATTATACGGAAAAATATTTGCATTGCATATCAAAACTAATGATGAGTATGTATTAACATATAATATTGAACTTGGAAATATATCTGATATTCCTGAGAACACTATCTTAGTTCATAGAAAAAAAGAAACAAATAGTTTATACTCAATAAACGCCCTAAACCAACTAATCAAAAGTCTAAACAATGGAATGTTAGATCCCCAATTCTTAATAGACTGGAACAACTATAGAAATTGTATTTTGTTAACTCAACAGGGTGAATTAAAAAGGCTAGATACTAAAATTTATAAGATTATTAGTTTGTAAATTTGGTTTTCCAAAAATAGGTTATTACATTAAAGTATATTATAAACAAAAAAAAGTTATTAAACATGGATTTAAACACAATTAGACAGAAGCTTTCTAATATGAATTCAAAGAACAACAAAGGTGGTTCTAAAGTGGATTATGAAAAATTATATTGGAAGCCATCTATCGGAAAACAAACAATTAGAATTGTTCCGTCAAAATTCGACGACAAAACCCCATTCAAAGAATTATTCTTTTATTATGGTATTGGAAACAAGATGATGCTTTCTCCACTTTCTTGGGGTGAAAAAGATCCAATTGCTGAATTCGTAAAACAGTTACGTAAATCAAGCGATAAAGAAGATTGGAGATTAGCTAAAAAATTAGAACCAAAATTAAGAGTATTCGCTCCTGTAATTGTACGTGGTGAAGAAGATAAAGGGGTTCGTTTATGGCAATTTGGTAAAGAAGTATATATGGAATTCTTATCAATGGCTGATGATGAAGACATCCAGGATTTTACTGACGTTGCAGAAGGTAGAGATTTTACAGTAGATACAGTAGGACCAGAAACTACAGGAACTGCTTATAATAAATCATCTATTCGTCCTAAAACAAAGATTTCTCCACTAGCTTCAACTAAAGAAGAAATTGAAAAATTCTTAAATAATCAACCTGATCCATCTGAAGCGTTTAAACGTTATACATTTGATGAAATGAAAAGTGCATTACAAAGCTGGTTAGCACCAGATGAGGAAGTTGAGGAAGAGGAGGAAGAAGAAGACGAAGTAATACCTCCAACAACAGATTTACCTTGGGATAAACCTACAGCAAAATCTAAACCTGCATCAAATTATACTTTATCTACTACTAAAAAAGATAATAAGTCAAAATTTGATGATTTATTTGAAAAAGACTAATAACCATTAGGGGGTGATTTAGCCCCCAATTAAAACTAAAATTTATGGCAAAAACAAAAAAGTCGCTCACAGAAGCGGTAGGGGAAGAACTTAAATCAAAATTCTCATTAGATAAATTTAAGGAGAAAAAGATGATTAAATCTAATGTTAAGTTTAAAGACCAAAAGTGGATTTCATTCTCTAAAGCTCTTCAAGAAGCATTAAGTATTCCTGGTATTCCTATGGGTCATATAACTATGGTTAGAGGAAAAAGTAATACAGGTAAATCAACTACAGCAATTGAAAGTATAGTAAGTGCCCAAAAAATGGGAATTCTTCCAGTTATTATTATTACCGAGATGAAACATGATTGGAATCATTTTAGAACAATGGGTTTTGAAATGGATGAAATTAAGGATGAAGAAGGAAATATTGTAGATTATGATGGGTTCTTTATTTATAGAGACAGAAGTACATTAAACTCGATTGAAGACATAGCAGCATTCATTATTGATCTCTTAGATGAACAAAAGAAAGGTAATTTACCTTACGATTTATTCTTCATGTGGGACTCAGTAGGTTCTATTCCATGTCAAATGAGTATAGATCAAGGTAAAAATAACCCAATGTGGAATGCTGGAGCAATTGCTACTCAATTTGGTAATTTTGTTAATCAGCAAATCGTACTTTCTAGAAAAGAAGAAAAACCATATACTAATACATTATTAGTAGTTAATAAAACAGGAGTTGCACCTGCAGAAAGTTTTATGTCTAAACCTAAAATGACTAATAAAGGGGGTGATACGTTCTTTTATGATGCTTCTCTTGTATTAACATATGGTAATATTACAAATAGTGGAACTTCAAAAATTAAAGCTACTAAGAATAAAAAAGAAGTAGAATTTGCTCTTAGAACTAAAGTAGCATGTGATAAAAATCACGTAAATGGAATCACTACTAAAGGAACCATTATCAGTACAGTTCATGGATTTATTGAAGATAGTCCAAATTCTATTACAAAATACAAAAAGAACCATTCAGATGAATGGAGTGGTATTTTAGGACAAGGTGAGTTTGATATTATTGAAGATAATAGTGAATGGTTAGAAAAAGAAGACTTAAGTAATATAATGGGAGACGAAGAATAGTATGAAAAATAAAAACCTACTTAAACTCTTGAATGAAGTTCAAGAAAACACAGACTCAATTCCTAATAAACATGAAAGAGTACTATTAATTGATGGTCTTAATCTATTTTTCAGGAACTTTGCAATTTTAAATCTAATAAATAGCCATGGAGTTCATATCGGGGGTTTAGGTGGTTTTCTTAGATCATTAGGAACATTAGTCAAAGAAATAAAACCTACATCTGTATATGTTGTTTTTGATGGTCCTGGATCTTCAGCTAGTCGAAAAAATATGATTCCTGAATATAAATCAAGTCGAAATATTAATAGAATTACTAATTGGGATATTTTTGATGATATTGAGGAAGAACATGATTCTAAAATTAATCAAATAGTACGTTTGATGCATTATTTGGAATGTTTACCTATTAAAGTACTAAGTATTCCTAAAGTAGAAGCAGATGATATTTTAGCTTGTTTGAGTCAACAGATATCATCAAATCCAAATAATAAATCATTTATAGTATCCGCAGATAAAGACTTCCTTCAGCTAGTCACCAATAACATCACAGTCTATCGTCCCGTTGAAAAAGAATATTATACGCCACAGACTGTAATTGATAAGTTTCAACTTACACCACATAACTTTATCTTACAAAAAACACTTCTTGGTGATAACTCAGATAATGTAAAAGGAATTAAGGGGTTAGGTGAGAAGGGACTTTTAAAAAAATTCCCGGAATTAAAAGAAAGAAATTTATCACTTCAAGATATATTTGATATATGTGAAGAAAAACTTAAAGACCATGTTGTATATGCTCGAATATTAATGGAGCGAAATGAGATAGAGAGCAAGTATAAAGTTATGGATCTAAGTAAACCTTTAGTAAGTGAGCAAGATATAGAAGATCTACAATCAGCAATTGAGTGTGATGAATTATCTTTTGAACCTGAAGAATTTATACGAATGTATAATGAAGACGAATTAGGAAAAATAATTAAAAATGTAGATTTTTGGATTAAAGAAAATTTTTTATATTTAAAATAATAAAATAAAAGTTATGACAACGACAAGATTAAATTCTTTAGAGGAATACGGACCCTCTTTCCAAACTAAAGTAATATCTTCACTATTAACACATAAAAAATTTTTACTATCAATACATGATGTTTTAACTGATGAATATTTCAGTACTCAAGCTTCAAAATGGATTGTAGGTCAAATTTTAAAATATTATAGTGAATACCATTGCCCACCAACAATGGAAGTTCTGAAAGTAGAAATGAAGAAGATAACAAACGATGTACTTCAAATTGCTATTAAAGAACAATTAAAGCAATCTTATTCAGCATCTGAAGATGATTTAGAATATATTGAAAATGAATTTTCAGGTTTTTGTAAAAACCAACAATTAAAAAGAGCATTATTAGAATCAGTAGATTTACTTAAGGGTGGAGAATATGATTCTATTAGATTCTTGATTGATAGCGCTCTTAAAGCAGGACAAGATAAAAACATAGGTCATGAATATGATAAAGACACTGAATCTAGATATAGAGAAGAAAATAGAGTTATTATTCCAACTCCTTGGGGTAAAATAAATGAATTAATACAAGGAGGTTTAGGGAATGGAGATTTTGGTTTAGTATTTGGTAATCCTGGAGGTGGTAAGTCATGGGCTTTAGTAGCATTAGGAGGATGTGCTGTTCAATTAGGATATAATGTAGTGCATTATACTTTAGAATTAGGAGAAGATTATGTTGGAAAAAGATATGATGCTTTTTTTACAGGTATTCCTGTAGATAAACTTAAAAATTTTAAAATAAAAGTAGAAGAAACAGTAACAGAACTCCCAGGTAAATTAATTATAAAAGAATACACTCCAGGAAAAGCAAGTATTTCTACTCTAGAAAGCCATGTTAAAAAATGTGAGGATCTAGGATTTAAAGCAGATTTAATTATTATAGATTATGTTGACTTACTTTCATCAAAAAGAAAAAATAGGGAAAGAAAAGAAGAAATTGATGATATTTATATCAGTACTAAAGGATTAGCTCGAGAATTAAATTTACCTGTATGGTCCGTATCCCAGGTTAATAGAACAGGAGCTAAAGAAAATATTATAGAAGGCACAGCAGCGGCCGGAAGTTATGATAAAATTATGATTTCTGACCTATGCTTAACCCTCTCAAGAAAAAAAGAAGATAAAGTTAATGGAACAGGTAGAATTCACATTATGAAGAATAGATATGGTGCAGATGGTATGACATATAATGCTAAAATAGATACATCTAGAGGTTATATAGAAATTGAAGACGAATATAATCCAGAAGATGATGAAGACAATAAACCAGCTACTAAAAAGTTTGATAGTGACTTTGATAAATTTGATAAACAGCTTTTAAAA